ACGGAGCAGAACATGCCAATACAACGAATTGAAATAGGTGGATATGCAAATGACGGTACTGGTGACGATTTGCGCACGGCATTTAACAAGGTCAATGCCAACTTTACACTGTTGGACAGCGATGCACAGATTAATGATGGCGCTACTGTAGGAACCGGAGTTGCTGTGCTAAAAGGCAAAACCAGCACTATATTGCAGTTTAAAAGTCTTACCAGTACAGACACATCAGTTACACTAACATCAACAGACGATACTGTGAATTTAAGAGCCAACACACGATTATCCACAGACCTTACTCCAGCATTGGGTGGGAATCTAAATCTAAACAACAGAGACATAATCGGTGTAGGTGATGTAAAAACTTCAGTATGGGGAGTTGACATTGTAGCTCTTAATGCCATGGTGGCCTTGCTGATTGAATCCAATACCAATCTTGTTGTTGACCTTGGTTCATTCAACAACCCAACAGGCTATGAGACCAACGCCAACGGCTATAACTTTGACATGGGATCGTTTGTTGGTACTGATCCTACTAATAGATTTAATTTTGGCACGTTTGTTTAATTGAGAACTATATGGCATTGAATATTTGGTCACAGCCGTCAGGATATACTTTTGGAACATTCCAAGAACAGGCTATTTTTAATAGGCCTTTGCCATTAGTAGTTGGGTATGCTGGTGGTGCAACATTTAAAATTATTTCAGGAAAACTGCCGCCTGGTTTAAACATTGTTGGTAGCACAATTACTGGAACTCCGTATTCTGTATCTGACATAACTGTTTTTACATTTTGTGTTAGAGCAACTTTAACTGCTACAGGCGAAATATCCGACAGAACATATTCTATAACTATTGATGGTGCTGATGCTCCAGAATTTGTAACTCCCACCGGAAGTCTAGCAGTTGGTACACATAAACAAATGTATGTGTTAGATAAGACTTATATCAATTATCAGATTGAAGCATTTGACTTGGATACCAGTGCTGGACAAAAATTAAACTATTTTATTTCGTCAGGTGACGGTGCGTTACCTCCAGGATTAACAATGTCATCATCTGGTAAAATTACTGGATTTATTTTACCAGTTGTAAAAATTAAACCCGAGGATGGTACTGGCACCTACGACCAAGCATACTACGATGCGGCTGCTTTTGATTTTGGTCTACGTCCTACCAACGGCTTTGACAGTTATATTTACGACAGAGTATTTTACGATTACAACTTACCTAATGTTAGGCCATCAACATTAAATATCAACTATCAATTCAAAGTAACTGTATCAGATGGCACTAGTATTGCTCAAAGAATTTTTAAAATATTTGTTGTAGGAGATGATCAATTTAGAGCAGACACAACTACCACAGATGGATTTGCTGATGAATTGTTTACAGCTGACGTTACTTATCTAAGACAGCCCGCATGGCTTACTAATCCTAATATAGGATTGTTTAGAGCCAACAATTATTTAACTGTACCCGTTGCACTTTATGATAACTCCAACGTTTTTTATAATTTAGAATTAATTAATCAAGAAGTAAAAGTACAAGCAGTTAATATTTTACCGTCTGATAATTTTAAAACCGGCAATAAAATAACTGTAACTAATGTTACCGGAGTCATACAGCCTGGATATTTTTGTCACTTTGAAGGAATTATTACAGGAGCAACTGATCAACTTTATAAAATTAGTGTAGTAGAAAATTTAGGCAATGGAAGATATCGTCTTACCATTTTAACACCATTACAAGTAAGTATTCCGACCGGTACTAGTTTTTATATAGGAACTTTAAGTACATTACCAAAAGGCACTAGTTTTGATGTACAGACTGCTACTATATACGGACTGGTTCCTTACCAGCCTGCTATTACAAAAAACTATAACTTTACTATTACTGCCACTAGATTTGGAGATAAGCAAGACAGTGCAACTGCGTCAAGAACATTTACTATTGGCATCATTGGTGAGATTGACAGTGTAATCACATGGTCAACTAATGCCAACTTAGGCAGTATCAATGCAAATTTTATTTCTAATCTACATGTATCAGCTTCAAGTACAATACCTGATGCCATTGTATCATATACATTAATTAGTGGAACTCTTCCTCCAGGATTGACTTTAAATTACGACGGCGAAATTATAGGTAAGGTAAACCAATTTTATGATGCGGCATCTGGATTGCTAGGTTTAACAAGATTTTTTGATGCTCCGCCACAATTTACACCTAAGACATTCACGACATTTGATTTTAATACTACCAGTATAGATAAACAATATGTGTTTACTGTGCAGGCTAGAGATCAATACGACTATAGTGCAACTTCTCGTACATTTACCTTGTATGTTGATACACCTAACAATATAAGTTTTAGCAATATTAGGACGAAACCTTTCTTAAAACAATCACAGCGAACACTTTGGAAATCTTTTATTAACGATACTTCTATTTTTACTCCCGGCAGTATTTACAGAACTAACGATGCTAATTTTGGAGTTCAAACTGATTTAAACATGTTAGTTTACGCCGGCATTGAAACTAAAGATGCCGCAAGGTTTGTTGGAGCAATAGGATTAAATCATAAAAGAAAACGATTTACGTTTGGAACAATTAAATCAGCAGTTGCTATTCAACCTGGTACTAACAATGCAGTGTATGAAGTAGTATATGTTAGTATTATAGACCCTCAAGAACCTAATGGTAAATACTTGCCAAGAAAAATACAATTGCCTGGGCTATCCAGTGATACAATAACTATTGATAGTAGCAGTGATATCTGGAGTAGAACTTTGGATTCATTAGGTGCCGATAGTCCAGAAAGTGTTAGACCAGAACCAATAATTACAGTTGATAGCACAGGATACGAAGTTTCAAATCCCAACGTTAATAGCTATTTTCCAAATAGTATTACCAATTGGCGTAATAGGATTAAAGATGCAGGCGCAACAGAACGTAACTACATGCCACTTTGGATGCGTAGTATACAGCCTGGCGATAGTCAAGAACTAGGTTTTGTCTTAGCTATTCCAATTTGCTACTGCGAAGTGGGCAAAAGTGCTGATATTTTATTAAACATAAAGCAGAGTAAGTTTGATTTTAAAATTTTAGATTACACAGTGGACAGGTATATAATAGATTCTGTCACCGGTTCGATTAACGATAAATATCTTGTATTTAGAAACGATAGGATAACAGTATGACCAGTCAAATAAATTTCGGAGCAATTAACACATCTTACCCGGTTGCAGGCGTTGATAACAACAGCCAAGGGTTTCGTGATAATTTTACAGCTATTTCAGCAGGGTTAGCCACAGCTAAAACAGAACTTACAGCATTACAAGCTAATGCTGTATTAAAAGCAAACCTTACGACCAATGCCGTCGTTAATAACGACTTAAATGGCAGTACGATAAGCAACGGTTTATACAATAAATTTTACGGTGTGTATTTCAGCGGAGGTACTGTTTCCGCATCCGCTAATATAGATCTAACTAACGGGCCTGTACAAAAATTTGTTCTTTCAGGTAATGCAACTTTAACTTTCACTGGGTGGCCAACTGCGGGAAAAATGGGTTTAATTCGGGTATTGCTTGCTAGCGATTTAAACGGTGTGCGTACTCCTGGATTTGCTACTAGCGGCGGTGGCTCTATACGTTATGATGTAGCATATCCTACATTACCAAACAGTTCAAGTCCAGGATTTAAAGTTGGTGGGGAAAGTGTTCAAAGCGTCACAGTTGATTTTCCTGGCAGTCGATACATTACTCCAACCACTGTATCTTTTACTAGTCCTACACTAACAAACGGAACTCCTGCCAGTGCAACTGCTACTTATAAAGTACTTTCAGCAACTGCCACAACAGGGGCATTAGGCACTGGTTACGCAAACGGAGACTTGTTAGTTGTAAATCAAGATTCAAAAATTGTGCTGTCAGCTACTGGAGTAAATGGCAGTGGCGGAATTACTAGCCTTAGCCCAACTCAACCATTAGGCTTAATATCGCCGCTAGCTGGTTCAAAAACTGTTACAGCATTAACAGGTTCAGGAACTGGTGCTAGAGTAGATTTAATATGTGCTATTGATACTATAACTGTAACAGACCGCGGTGATGGTTGGTCTACCGTTCCTCCGATTGTCACTATTGGGAATCCAAGTATCGGCGGCGATCAAGCAACTGCGACGGCTGTTTTAACAACTATAACAACTGACAACGTTAAAGTAATAGAAGCATGGAGCATCGATGGCGGGCTTAATGTGTATCTACGATACATAGGCGAATACAATTAATGCATCCATTAATATCAAATTTAGAAAATTTAAAAGATAGTGAGATTGATTTTAAAATTAACGATCTCACTAAAAAATATTTTCAATCTGCAAATCCAGATCTAAGACAACAAGTTTCATTAGCTTTGGATACTTACAAAAGTGAACAAGCTAGACGGCAACGTGCTGAATGGCAAAAAATGGTTGATAATCGCGATAAAAACCTTGACAAATTAATCAACATACAGTAAAATATAGGCTATGCGCCTAGACAAATACAGCAATCCCATATTTACAGAACAAGATTTATTTGATGCTTTATATCAAAGTTATCAGTTTGATGCTGGCGATACTGTTCTAGTGGATCAACGTTCCACATCAATCAAACAATTAGAGTCTCAAGTAGGATTCAAATTTATCGAGCCTTACGAAACCCACTTTGAAGTTAAGGACTACGATGCGGCTTGCCAATCAAATTGGTTTATGCCGGACGAGTATAAAACCTTAGACATAGAAGCATGGATTTGGGAACAAACACCACCGTGGGATCCGCAACATACAAGAGTTACTGAAGAACTGGCGGCATTTAAAGAACGTAATATGATGGATTTGCTACGTTGGCTCAAGTACTTTGTAGATACTTGTAATAAAAACAACGTAGTTTGGGGAGTAGGTAGAGGGTCTAGCGTAGCCAGTTATATACTCTATTTGATAGGAGTACACCACATTGATAGTATTAAATATAATCTCGAGTGGCAGGAATTCCTGAGATAAGTACTAGTATAATTAAGGAGATTTAAAATGGAACAACAACCAAAACAAATATATCGTTCAATGCAGGGCAAAGAAGTTGATATGAATCGTTTAGTAAACATAAACGAACTTACTCCGGCTGTGGGTAATCTTAAAGTTAATGCACGAGGTGATGAACTTGGTGCAGGTGGCAGAATTATTAGAAAACGTGAAGATATCCTAAGAGAAGCGGAAGCTAATCGAATTGTGCCTGATCAGATTAATGTTAGGACGGCTGAGGAAGTTGTTACTACCAAGCCAGTGATTGCTAAGAAAAATGTAGCAGATATGGATCCTGAAGGAAACGAATGAAACGAGTACCAGTATATGCTAGTAAATTAAAACCAATACGCGATAATATTGTTATTGTTGATATGGATTTTGGCGAGCAAAAAACCAAAGGCGGGCTTGTACTATTAAGCGACGATGGCAAAAGCGAAGGTGTTAAAAGTCGTTGGGGGCGAGTATATTCTGTTGGACCTGAACAAACCGATGTAAAAGCGGGCGAGTGGATTTTACTCGAACATGGTCGATGGTCACGTGGATTCACTGTACTCGATGACGACGGTACCGATATGATTATTCGGCGAGCTGACCCGAAAGGAATCTTAGCAGTTACAGATGAAAAACCAAATGAGACAATATTTGGTTCGCATAGCACGGTAACCCATGCAACATTTGATCCTGCTACTTTTGCAAGGCCTAGTTTCGAACAATAATTTTCTTGACTATTAGATAGTGTTCATTGTATAATTAGAATGAGAATTTCTAATTAAGGAGATATAATGAACGCTAAAGATCAGGCAAAGCAAGATTATGAGGCAAATATTCAACTAATGCAAGACCTTATGGGTCGATTGGATGCTGTAGAGAAAAAAACTACCACCGAAGTTGAACACCCGGACCCAACTAAACACAAATACATTAGCTTTGTAAAAAGCTTCTTTAGAATTATTGCTGGCACTGCTTTGTGCTTTGGTGAGTTCGCTGTTGCAGGCATACTGTTAATTGTTGCAGAAGCCCTTGGTATTTACGAGGAAATGGTTTGAGAAACCTTGAACTAGTAGATGCTGTTATAGCACTACACGAGATTGCCAGACTAATAGGCGAAGAAATCGGAGTCGGTCAACTGTACGACGACATCCGATCTTGTGCAGATCGGCTACATGCACTCTCGATTATTGACAATAAAAATAGTACAATGACACAAGATATTATTACAAAGGCAAAAGAATGAAAGAACTATGGGTGGAAAAATATCGTCCAAACACAATCGACGGATATGTGTTTAGAGATAATCATCAAAAAGAACAAGTGGAGTCTTGGATTAAACAAAAATCTATCCCGCATTTATTGTTTAGCGGTAATGCCGGCATCGGTAAAACTACTCTAGCAAGAGTATTGTTTAATGAATTACAAATTAATGATCTAGATGTCTTAGAAATTAATGCGTCACGTACAAACTCGGTTGAAGATGTACGTGACAAGATTGTTAATTTTGTACAGATGATTCCGTTTGGCGACTTTAAGGTAGTACTGCTCGACGAAGCAGATTACTTATCTCCTAACGCTCAAGCGGCGCTTCGCGGTGTTATGGAAGAGTACCATACTACTGCTCGCTTTATCCTTACTTGTAACTATCCTAACAGGATTATTCCTGCATTGCATAGTCGTTGTCAAGGGTTTCACATAGAACGTGTTGACATTGCTGAGTTTACTGCTCGTGTGGCTACTATTCTTATGGAAGAGAATGTTGAGTTTGATTTGGATACGCTAGACACGTTTGTCAAAGCAACTTATCCAGACTTGCGCAAGTGTATTAACACTACACAAATGAACAGTCTAGATGGCAAATTACACACTCCTGAAAAAGCAGACAGCGGGCAGGCCGATTATAAGTTAGACATGGTTCGATTGTTTAAGGCAGGGAAAATCACAGAAGGTCGTAAACTTGTGTGTAGTCAAGCACGACCAGAAGAGATGGAAGAAATATTCCGCTGGTTATACGATAATGTAGAAATCTTTGGCGACGAAGCGATTCAGGACAAAGCAATTCTTATCATTAAGCAAGGACTAGTGGATCATACCTTGATTATTGATCCAGAGATTAATCTTGCGGCAACGTTAATTAGGCTGAGTCATCTATGACATATTTGGTGTTAGAGAATTGTATTAAATGCAAACATACCGATTGTGTGGAAGTATGCCCGGTAGATTGTTTCAAAGAAGGCCCTAACTTTCTTGTCATTGATCCAGACGAATGCATTGACTGCGGCGTGTGTGTTACCGAATGCCCGGTAGATGCTATTGTACCAGATACAGATAACACTATCAATGTTGTATTTTGGACTGAACTTAATACAAGGCTTGCTAAAAAATGGCCCACTATTACCAAGCGTAAAGATGCATTACCTGATGCCGAGCATTGGAAGGACAAGCCTAATAAATTAGACTTGCTAGAAGAATGAAAGAAAAATTCATAGATGCATACATGGATGTTGCTGAACGATTTGCACAGTTAAGTTCAGCACGTAGGCTACACGTTGGTGCTATTGTTGTAAAAGATGATAGGATTATCTCTATTGGCTACAATGGTATGCCGGCAGGTTGGGACAACAACTGCGAATACGAAGTACTTATAGAAGAAGGCGAAGACTACGCAACAGAACTTAAAACTAGGCCTGAGGTGCTTCATGCTGAAACAAATGCAATTGCCAAACTGGCTAAGTCTAACGAATCTGGTATGGGTGCTACTATGTTTATTACCCATGCTCCATGTTTGGACTGTGCCAAACTTATCTACCAAAGTGGTATTGGCCACGTTCTATATCGGAACACTTATAGGGATATTAGTGGTATCACGTTTTTGGAAAAATCGGGCATAGTTGTTACACAAATAAAAAAGGGCCCGTAGGCCCTTTTTTATGAATCTCCGTATAATGCTAATACTTCCTTAACAGCATTATGACGTTCAATATCTTTGGCATTGAATTGCACAATGTCAACGTGTTTTAATCCCTGCTTTCCTCCAAGTAAATTACAAAAATTGATTAATCCATTATCATTTAATCTATCTGCTTGAGCTAAATCTCCTGTTACTACCATTCTAGAATTATCTCCGAGTCTAGTTAACAACATTTTCATTTGGTTTACAGTTGTATTCTGACACTCGTCAGCGATAATGTAAGCATTTTTAAATGTGCGTCCTCGCATATAAGCGAGCGGGCTTATTTCGATAGTTCCATCCTCCAACATTTTTGCAATGTCTTTTTGCTGGTAATACTCTCCTAAGACATCAAATATAGGTCTCGTCCATGGCGCCATTTTTTCATTTAGCGTACCTGGCAAAAATCCTAAATCTTCATCTACACTGACGGCGGGTCTTGTCACAATGATCTTGTCAACTTTACCTTCCTGAAACAATCTAATTCCGTTCTGTACGGCTAGCATAGTTTTACCCGTGCCGGCTGGACCAATGGCTAGGATAATGCTTTTAGCATCATCTTGCAATTTTCTAACGTATAGTTCTTGATTAGCGTTGCGTGGTGATAATTGTACACGTTGCTTCTTTTGAGGCAAGTATGGTTGAAAATCAATTATGTTAACTTCTGATGTAAAACGTTTTTTCACTCGTTGCGTTACTCGTTGTTTACTCATCTAAGTTGCTCCTACTTTACTTGGTTAAGTAGGACTTGTAGCGACCGCCCTTGATAACTACAGAGGTCCTACATTTTTATTTACTCTATTCACAAAATAATAAACTGTTACGTTATCATTTAAAACCAGCTAAATAAGTATAGAAACTTCTGGGACTTACCATAATGCATGATATAATAGACGTCATTAATAACGTACACACGCTGTATGAAAACAATTCTAATCTAGCGGTTTTAAAGGATTTTGAGCGTGTTTTAGACGAGATGGATACTTACGTATTTGAAAACTGGGTTGACGGTGAGTTAGCCTATGGCCCCAAAGTTGACCGTCATTGGATAACTGCTAGCTTTATGTGGCCTCAAGATAAAATGCCCGATCCCAGCGCAGGTAAAAGACTAATGGATCTGGGTTGCAAAGTACGTTATCAAAAAAGCCATTTGTTAGAGCCAAGAAAAATTCGCACCGAAGAAGATATACGTCCCGGCAGTAAAAAAGGCAAGTTAGATCGTACGCCTATTTGGCTTGTTGAAATACAAATGCCAAAGAAAGTAGCGTTTGATGTATACAAAGGCTACATGGACAAAATGAAGAACGAAAATCAAGCAGGAACTGCTCCAAACGAAGCATCTACTCCAGCAGTTGCAGGTCCTACTACACCGGCGGCTCCGGGCGGAGTGCCAGGCGGTGCTCCGGGCGGAATGCCAGGCGGTGCTCCGGGCGGTGCTCCTCCAGCTGGCGGAATGGCTCCAGTAGCATAAGGATCATTATGAAAATTACTGAAAGTCTAAGGGCAGGCGATTTACGCCATATGATTAAAAAAGTATTTGGCGTTGACAGCTACAAAAGTAAAGTGGGCAACGATGAAGAAGTTGTTGTTCTAAGTTTTGTAGTGTCTGAAGAAGACCCTGCTAAAGATTTAGAAAATTTTATTGAAATGGGTTATGACTTTGTTCTTGATGCAGATGTTACTCCTGGTGAAACCGACGATGGCGAATTTTTAGTGTTTGTTGAATTAGAACGCGGTAAACACGTTGCTGAACAAATCATGGAGATTATAAACGGAGTTACTAAACTAACAGAGTTTGATTATATGCGATTCCGTTATTTTAAAAACTTTAAAAGCCAAGAAGCAACAGAAGAAAACTTGTCTGTAATAGTTCCGTCGGATAAGAATTCTTATAAAATTGCTACAGAAAGAACTGGACTAAATAATTTCAGTGAGTTTTTTGCTAAAAGCTATGCTGATAAAGTAACAGTGTTAGACGAGTCTATTACATTTAGACGATCAGTTAATCAGCCTATATCGTTTAGCATTGCCGCAAGTGGCACAAAGCAAGATGTATATAACAATATACAAGGTCCAATTATGTTAGAAGGAAAAGATATTTCAGAGGTATTGTTCCTAACTAAAACAATTGGTAATTACAATATTACTAAGATTAGTAATAAATTTGTATTTGAAAACAACGGATGGGCCGTTGCACTTGAAAGGATTTAATAATGTCAAACTTTGATTTTGAATTTACAGAAAATAAACTGTCACAAATTATTACAAATAATCATTATGTCAATGAATGGTATGAAGCACTAAACACACTGCTTCCAGACTATGATATTAATACCGTGCCAAGAGTGGCAGCATTTATCGCTCAATGTGCGCATGAGTCTGGTGGGTTTAAAATGCTGAAAGAAAATTTAAATTATCGGGCAGTTACACTTCGCAAAATATTTCCCAAGTATTTTCCAACAGATGCATTAGCTGAGCAGTATGCCGGCAAACAAGAATTGATTGCCAACAAGGTCTATGGCAATCGAATGGGCAATGGTGACGAAGCTTCAGGTGATGGATTCCGTTATTGCGGACGGGGGCTAATTCAATTAACCGGTAAGAACAACTACATGGCGTTTGCTGAAAGTATTGAAACTCCTGTAGAAGAAATTCCCGAATTCCTTGGAACATTTGAGGGTGCTGTACAAAGTGCCTGTTGGTTCTGGGAAACAAATAATCTCAATCAGTGGGCCGATAGCGGAGATATCCTTACGTTAACCAAACGTATCAACGGCGGTACTATTGGATTAGAAGATCGTATCAAGCATTACAACCATGCTATGCACATTTTAGGTCATTAACATGGGACAAATTGGATGGATGTTAAGTCTTATTCCAGATAGTTTGTTTGTTTGGATTTATTATATAATCTTAACAGCAGGAGTTACACTTTACATTGCCAGCAAACTTGTAAAGTGGATTCCTATGATAGGACAATACAAACTACCGGCAGAATTAGTTGGTGTTGTGTTGTTAGTAGTAGGAGCATATTTTTACGGCGGGCATGGTGTGCAACAAGCATGGTTAGCCAGAGTCGCTGAATTAGAAGCCAAAGTTAAGGTTGCAGAAGAAAAAAGTCAGCAGGTCAACACAGTAATACAAGAAAAAATAGTTACGAAAATTAAAGTCGTAAAGGAAAATGTCTATGTCAACAGAGAAATTATCAAAGAAGTTGCGGGCAAACAACTTGATGCTCAGTGTACTTTGCCTAAGTCTACTATCAGCTTGCACGACAGCGCCAGTCGTAATGAAGTTCCCGAGCGTGCCGCCGCAACTGATGGAACCCCCTCGGGAGTTGAAGCC